GCCTTATTGAAGATAAACTTTTCACTGTATGATTTGGAGCGAATGAGAACATTGACATTCGTAAATTCCGCCTTCTCCCACACGACCTTGTCTTGACTCTTAGATTGAACATAAATCTGGGTGGTTTTATTGTCTTCGGATAACACCATGCCAATGATACCACTCTCACTCACAACCAGTCGTTCATTGAAGTATTCCTTGATGTAGGTTTCTACTCGCGTGATGGGCTTCCAGTTGTAATAAATCTCGTTTATCAACAGCAATTTATCTGAAAAGGGGAGTTCGTCGGCAATATGATCCGCCACATATTTTTGTAGATTGTCTTCGGAAATGCCGTGTTTTTCCATCAAATGTTTCAAAACCACACTCGCATTTTTATACCAATTCTTTTCGCCCGTAGTAATAAATGCAGTCTCTTGGTTGAAAACTAAATTGAATTTATTTTCACACTCGGTCATCACCGTTTTATAGAGGCGAATGTTATCGGCGTTTTGGGCAGTTTCGTCGGTGATTTGCACAGGTTCTGGCTCGGTTAATTCTACCAAAATGGAAGGATGTTTAACATCCACGGGACGACTGCGTTCGTAAATAGAAGCGCGTTCGTCTGTAATTTCTACCGGTTGGAAGAGATAATATTTGTCTCGGTTTACCAAATTACCCAGACGACCATAGCGATCGACCAAATATTCGTGCTTGTTCTCAATCAAATAGGTCAGAGCCGAGTAGATTTGTTCAACCGGATACTCTTTGACAATATTGATAGAACGAATCAGCTCTTCTTCCTGAAAAAACACTCTGCCCTCCTGTCCGGGCCGGTGCCCGTCACCCGGAATATCCAAAAATAAATCGCGAATTCTTTTCAAAATGCGATCGTGATTGTTCTGTAAAAATTCGTCATTGTAGGTGGTTTTGATAATATCCGTCTCTTTAATAATGGCCATGGGAGAACAAGTGTAATTGCAGTTGTCCATATAATCGCAGATCGGTGTATACGGTTTATCACCAACCTTGTAATCTATCGTTTTCCTACTTGCTGTGGTAATTTTGACATTTTGATTTTTCCCGAGCTCTGTTAGTTTTTCCGAAGTGAAATTCGTCTGTGCAATGTTCAAGATGCAGTCGACCGCCGTTTCTTTGAGCAATCGCGTGATTCGCCCAATTTTATTGGATTTTTGTTCGGCGAGGCGATAAATGTAAAGATCGGAAGACTCTTCGCTGTTGTTCAACAGCGTGGCATGCAGATAAATCTCCACATTGCGTTTTTCAAAAGGCAATTGACAGTGACTGAAGTTTCGTACACCGCGACCAATGATCTGTTCGATGCGATTCATATTGAACCAGGGTTCCATAACATGGATCTGACGAATATTTTTGAAATCGACGCCTTCTGCGGCCGCCTTGGAAATCAACACCACCTTTACAAACTGCCCATCCTTATTTTTGGCTTGATTCAAATATTTGAGATCAGCGTCGTTGTTTGGCGAGAACAACGGGTCTCCGGTTATCATCACATATTTGGCCTGGTGGAAAACCGTCCCCTTAGATTCGGCATTGAACTCTGTTTTGGTCTTCATGGTCATGGAATCGACGGGTTCCGCCACGGATGTTTTCAAAAGGGGTCGAGTGTAGTTTTCGCTGCCAAATCGTGTAAATCCCATCTCTTCGAGGGCGAGAGCAATGGGTACCAGACCAGAATCAATCCACTGCGAATATATCAAAACAATGCCTTCAGATTTGCGAACGATTTCACATATTTTGGCGATTTTTGCACTGTAATTGCCGATGTTCTCGGGGGCAAAGATGCGACCATATTTCTCGGATAAATATTCGTAACCGTGGCGAATCATTTTGTCGCTCTCGGTTTTGTCCTTGTAACGCATCATATTAGAAAGTCCTTGAGAACCTACCATGTTTGCAATGATATGATGATTTTCCTCGGTATTTTCTATTTTAGTCGAAGATTCGTAGAGAATATCACTCGGATACACAATATTCAAGGCCTCGAGAGGATACTGTAAGACCGCATACCCAAATGAATCCATTTCAATCACATTATCACTCATGATATCGGAGGCCTCCTTGTGTACGAAGCCATCGTTATTTTTAAAACGCATGTTTTCAATGATAAACTGGTATCCGTACTGTTGATGTTCTCCAATCTTGTTCAAATATACGGGTGCATGTTGGAGCTTTTTGGTGATGTCCAAAGACTTACCGTTCATTTGTAAAGTGGGATAGGCGTTTGTCTTGAAAGAACTTTCTTCCGAGTAAATACGGAAAGGAAATGTGTAGGGATTTTCACCACGAACATGAGAAACATATCCGGTGAGTTTGCGTATCAATAATTCTTTACCGGTTTCGGGATGGGTATCGTCCTTCGCGCGGAATTCGCCGGTTTTGGTGAAAACATCGGAGATTTTGATGGTTCCTCGTTTATCGTTGGAATTCATGAGATTGGTTAACCACACAATCTCTTCGTGGGAATTGTACATGGGCGTGGCCGACATAAGCAACATGCGCATATTATCGGCATATTTGGCGACTTCCATCAAGAGTTCGGCGGTTTTACGATTTTTGTTTTCATGCGTGATACGAATGTTGTGAACCTCGTCGATAACGATCAAACGATTGTTGAATATGTTTTTGATCTTCTTGATTTTAATTTTTAATTTTTCTTCGCGGGAATATCCGAGCCCTTTCAATTCAATTGAATCATTGATGTAGTTCGCAAACTGGGTGTAGCCCATGAAATAATAATAATTTTTGATGATGGATTTGACCTGACTGACAATGCGCTCTTTGGGAATATTCATGTTGGTGGGATTGATTTCGTCTAGCAATTTTTTACCAATACAGGATTCCATTTTCCAAATGCCATTTTCCATTTTGAGTTTGTTCTCATCAAACAGTTGTAATTTGAAATTGTCCTGCACATTGGGAGAGGCAATGACCAAAATTTGTTTTCGCATTCCCACCTGTTTCATGTAACTGCGCATTTCTTCGGCCACACTAATGGCAGTGCAAGTTTTGCCCACTCCCAATCCGCCGTACAACAGCAGACTATTGTAGGGAGTATTGACCGACAAGAAATTTTTGACAAAGATTTGGTTGGGCGACAGTTCAAATTCGGCATTGCAGAGTGATTCGGCGTGCGCTTTGAAATCGTAGATTTTACCGTCATATTTGATATCATGAAATTCCTTGTGTTTGGCCAATTTGACATTGAAATCCGGGTCATCCAAGGAAGGATACAAAAAATCGTAATTTAATTGAGCATCGGAAGGGATATTCTCCGTTTTGGTTTTCATGGTCATGGAATCGACTGGTTCCAACTGTTTAAATTTTGTCTCCGAAGGAAGACCTTCCGGAACCCCGGTCGGCCGTGGGCCGGGGGCCGGGGCCGGATCGTAATCCCCTAAACGATTGATATATGCATCGTTGGTTTCTTCTGCATCGCGCAACGCATCCAGTGCAGTCTGCTCTCTTATTTCAATAACTTTATCCGATTTTTTGATACGAATTTTTCCGGGCAAAGGTTTGGAGATGGTCGAGCGTTCACTGGACAAGGGTGGCACTACATGCTCTTTTCCGTCCATATAAATGTCTATTTCGTTGGGCTGTGGACCATTCACTGCGGGTAAGGGTGCATCTGCCGCCTTTATGTTGGCAGGCGTATTTTTTAATAAAATGGATACCGAATCCTTTTTGTCCATACCAGAACGCTTCTTTCTCGTGGTATTTTTCTCTGAAGTAAAAACAATCCCTTTTACCCGACCCTTTTTCTTCTCTTTATCGGTGATATTTTCATAATTTTTGCGGAAATAATCTTCGCCCTTTTCGGAAATCACCATACTGCGAAATTCTTCCGGGATTTCCAGAAACCCTTCGGAATTCAATTTAAAACTCCCTTTTTCTTGAAATTCACAGGTTCCGGTATTCGGATCGCGTCGGTAATACTTGGGACATTTTTTAGATTTATTTAATGTTTTATTGTCGTTGACCGCCGACATGTATATAATAATAAGTATATACTACTGTATTATTATATTATTACGCCAATATCTTCTCTAAAAATGTATCTATATTTTTGATTATTCGAATCTTTTCTAAATTATACGGTCTAAAGCACATTAAACATTCATCCAAATTTTTCCATTCCATCTTGCTTACTTCAGATTTTTGAAAATCGCCGTGTTTCAAACTTTTCTCATAATTCATAAACATTAAAAAATACTTGTGTTTGTAGGATTTATAATTTGAACCCGTGAATATTTCTTCAAATGGTACAATGTTTTGTACATGAATTAAATAATCCTCTGGGTATCCGGTCTCTTCACAAAATTCGCGAATTGCACAGTCGTAATCGTTTTCTTGGTTATTTCTTCGCCCCTTGGGAAACCCCCATTCCGGTTCTTCCCAAGTTTCAAAATTATTGCTTTCTTCAATTAAATCATTCAGGGTACCGAACTCATTTTTCACAGTATTACCTTCAAACAATTGGTTGTATTTCTCTTTGGAAACAATTTCTTCGGTACGATATTGATTACTGTAATTACTATCGCCCCAAATATTTTTCCACAATTTTTCAAAATCACCACAGGTTAATTGTTGTTTTTCGTGACGAGTCATTTGTTTCAACATGTTCATTATATAATCCTTGTTGTGTACAGAATATTTACCCCGCATAAAATCAATGTATCCCAGAGTTTCCTTTCTTCTGATCAACAGATACTGTATTTTACATGGTTCATTCTCATTCTCGGAAGGACAAATACGAAAAACAATGACACCAATACTGGTAATAGGCAATTTACATTTGTGAAATAAATGACCGGATTTGCCGCAATTATTGCATACTTCATAATTTCTATAATAAGTATTATTAACGGTATAATTTTTATTTTTTTTGTCCATATTGCGAACAATTCTGGTATTATATAATAATGAAATTCTATATAGTTTTAATAAATTAATGGAAGACGAAAGTTACCAAAAATTCAATCCGGATGTGTGGGGGCCTCACTATTGGTTTTTTTTGCATACACTCGCCTTTTCTTATCCAAGTTCTCCCAATTCGGTAACAAAACGAAAATATTACGATTTAATTCAAAATTTCCCCCTGTTTATCCCTGTTTCTGAAATAGGAAATTATTTTAGTCAATTGTTAGACAAATATCCGGTGACACCTTATTTAGACAGTCGCGAATCGTTTATTCGGTGGACTCATTTTATTCATAACAAAATAAATGTGCATACGGGAAAAGAAGAAATATCGCTGTACGAATCGATTGATCATTATTACATGAACTACAAGGCAAAACCGGTTATTATTAGTGAACGCATAAACATGAAGAAACATTACATATTTTCCGCACTGATTCTGCTCCTGATTTTATTGATATACATATTTTATAAATAAATCGTAATTATCCTATGAGAATCACACGATAAAAATATATAGATTAATATATAAGGCATATATTTGATGCGATTTGAAATTCTGATATTAATAATAACAGGATTAATCATCGCAAATATTTATACTGAAGGAAAATATTTGAAATTAGCGTATACCTGGAAAAAATATTATCAAATGATTGGCATTGCGTTTGTAGGATTGGCACTGTGTTGGCTGTTGCGAAAAAACCCGGATCGTGCCAAGGACATCTTGTTGACATCCAACGACTATTTGAGATATTTGCCCGTGGATAAAAATGTGACCAGCATGGTGGCACCCATTTTGAATTTTTCGGCAGGAACCGCCTACGCTGCCACGCAGTCCAATCCCTACATGAACGGGGGGAGAACTGTGTGGGGTGGGGCTCCAGATGTGCAGCCCCAATACCAAAAAAGATTACATCAGTCTGGTAAAAAATCGACCAAACGATCTGTAAGTGAGACGAAAAAGAAATTTGTCGCCGCTAGACAGGGTTGGTGTTGCGGAGATTGCAAAAAACAGTTGTCCGCGTGGTTCGAAGTAGATCATACTATCCGCTTGGAGAACGGTGGAAGCAATCACATTGATAATTTAGTAGCATTATGTCGCGAATGTCACGGTAAGAAAACGGCAATTGAAAATTTGTGATGAATATAAACAGAATATACTGTATATTTTCTATTTATATATAAATGGTGGATACAGAATACAATGACAATATATATGCACGAGTCGTGTCTAAAATATTAACGAGTTATGAACAAAGTAAGAACAGTCCCAATTTCATGGGTTGTTTTACGATTTATAGTATTTTGTTCATGTTTATTTTGGTAACACCGTTTTATTTGTACAATTTAGCGTATAGCGATGTATCGATCAACCAACAAACCTTGAACGGCACGGCTTTCTATATATTATTTTTTATAATTTTATTCTTCGGTATGATGTTTTTGGAGAACCAAAGCAAGGTGTTGCCGAATAACCGAAATGTGAATACGATTGTCGCCTTTACTACAATGATTATGATGACCGTGGTTCTCGGGTGCGCGATTTATTTTTACAACTACAACTCCAGTTTTGGTAAGACCTACACGATGTATGCCGACATTGCACTGTATACCATTATGTTTTTGATCATCATCGTTTCTCTGGCATTGGTTTATAAAATTTTCATCAACAGTTTACGCCGACAAACTGGCATTGTCGGATTCATCATAAATTTCATATTTTTCATACCCTGTTTATTTGGCGACTTTGTCGAGTATTTGAAATTTCAATTTAGAATCACCCCAAACATTGTGTTTATCTTATTTATTTTAGAAATATTGTTGATCATTGCTTTTATTTACATTCCTACGCTGATTGATGGTGCTGTCAATAAAGATAAATTACCTATACTACCAAACTCGGTGTTTATCAATAAGGCGATGGCTATTGGTAACAATGACAGTCTGGCCCCCTTTGTTGCAAATGACATTGCTGGTAATAATGTTAAAACAGCGAGAGCTAATTATGGACTGTCCATGTGGATTTATTTGAATCAACAGCCGAATCAGAGTCGTAATCCTCGTTTAATCAACATATTTAGCTACGGAACCAAAGATTCTATGAAACCTCAGGTCTCGTATTTTGAAAAGGGGATGCAGAACTCCAATAAAAATATTTATCGTATTACTTTTGCGGGTCCGCAAGAATCCGTCAACAGTGATGTCGCGAACGATACAAGTTACGATATTGAATTAACAAGTCAAAAATGGAATTATCTGTTTTTCAATTATCACAGTAATTCGGTAGATTTATTTGTAAATGGCATTTTAGAAAGAACTTACGACATGAACGGAAGAATACCACACTATGGTCCGTTAGACATGATGACTGTGGGTGAAGATGGTGGATTAGATGGTGCGGTTTGTAATGTAACCTATTATAAAAATGAACAAACCAAATTTCAAATTACCAATATGTATAATTTATTAATGAACAAAAACCCACCAATAAATAATATAATATAAAAATATAGACATAAAACAACATGAACATTTTAATTCTCATTTTAGGAATTGTGATAATCCTCGTACTTGCTTGGTACATATATAATAGATATTTTTCGGGGGTGAATACATTGACAACGGGACAGGTTTCTTTGAACACGGCTACGCCGATAACGCCCGTTGCGGTTTCGCAATTGACCTATCCTAATTCGACCAGATACGCGTACGGAGTGTGGATATATGTGAATTCGTGGAATACGAACGCAACCAAAGTAATTTTTAGCAGAAACAACGACATGATTGTTTATTTAGATAAAATGACGGGGACATTGAATTGCATTATTTCACCGACAAACAACAATCCGGATGTGATAACGCAAAACGGCAGCAATCAGAGTGTGGTTATCAATATCACTAACAATTTCCCCTTGCAAAAATGGGTCTACATTGTCGTTAATATTGACAACACCGTTGTAGATGTCTATTTAGACGGTAAAATGGTCAAGTCTTTGCAGATTGCCCAGGTCGCCCCGGATACCACATCGCCCCTGTATATTGGCAACGGATATGATGCTGTCGTAACATATTTACAGCGCTGGTCATATGCTTTGGACCCGCAAACGGTCTGGAACAGTTACATGAATGGCAACGGATCCTCCATGTTGTCTTCTATCAACGCTTATCACGGTAATTTGCAGATTGTCCAAAATAACGCGGTGCAGGGCAATTATTGGGTATTTTAGATCGTATAAAAATTTCATGTAATATATATTTATTTATCATATATAAATATATAGCAGTTATGAATAACAATCCATCAAAAATATCTAATATAAGAAGTTCTGTAGGTAACTCAGTAAAAAATTTTACCAACAACAGCTACAATGCTTCCAGGGATTTTGTGCAAACCAACGGACTCATCGCAAAATTTGTGTTTCTTATATTGGTTTTGATCGTTTTCTTAGTTGTTTTGAATTTAGGAATTATGTTTCTCGCTTATGTTCTTCAACCGCCGAACTCGCCCTATTTAGTTAAAGGAATGATCAACGGAACAAATGCCATGATTATTCCTCAAGATCCGAAAATGGGCAACGCGGTTTCGATTCAGCGTTCTAACAACCAGTCTACCGGTATGGAATTCACTTGGTCTGTGTGGTTGAACATCAACAATATTGGATCCAAGCAAAAGCAGCATATTTTCAGCAAAGGTGGCAACGGGGTCTTTGATGCCAACGGTGTTATGATGGTGGAAAATGCTCCGGGCGTGTACATTGAACCTGCTCCGACCAGCTCAACATCTGCGGTAAGTGCAGCGGCCAATTTAGTTGTCATGATGAACACGGTATCATCTACACCGAACCCTACCGATTATTCATCCATGTATGAAACTGTCACGGTGAACGATGTTCCCATCAATACATGGTTCAACTTGATGGTTCGTTTAGAGAACAAGGTCATGGATGTTTATGTGAATGGTACCATTACCCAGCGATTGATTTTCAACGATGTGCCTTTACAAAACTACGATCCTGTGTATGTGTGCTCCAACGGTGGATTCGCCGGCAATTTATCCGATTTAAGATATTTCAATTACGCTCTGAATGTTTTCCAAATCAATAACATTGTATCGGCCGGCCCAAATACGACTTTGAAAACATCCTACAACAACAGCAAGGACTATTATTATCTTTCGAATTTATGGTACAATTCCAACAGTAGATTATATTAGATCATATCTTCTGTAAAAATTCTGTAAATATTATATAATATCTTATATAATATGACTGATGCCAGTAACAATATAATATGTGATTTATTAAAACGACGCAGCAAATTCTTCTCGTTGCTATCTCCTGGTCCGAGATACAACCCAATCTCTCCTTATCCTAATTATACTCAAGCCCAACTGGACATGCGCAGAAAAGCCGAAATTTTACAATACAAAAAAAACTCGACGCAAACTACGCAACTCACGAAATCGCAAAGATTTGCTTCAGTGGTAAATGGTTCCTACCAGGTAAATTCAAACAAAGTGTGCAATAAAGATTTGTTGCGGCCGACTCCTAGTAGCGCGGCTGGTATTCCCGGACCATTAACGATTTTACAATATGATCCAACGGTTCCATTATACAATTACCAGACGAAACAAAATGCTTCTGCATTTGTGGATGTTCAACCACCCAATTGGCAAGTAAGTGTCGCTTCTAATTCTATTTCTACAACTTTACTTCCACCTCAAACCAACGGAACAATCAACTCGACAACTCCTAATAATATTTTTGCCGTGCCCGAGTCATCATTTTTATCACTGTGTATTCAAAATACGAATAATTATAATTTTAATTTGAGTGTTCCCGTTGGTATATATGTTTCTGGTAATAATTCAGTAACAGCCGCAACTGTAAATTTTACTCTGAAAGATGTAATCTTGAATGTCTATTACTATCCAGGAACAAGCATTTATAATATAAATGGCAATAGTTTGGTAACATCAAGTATACAAATAACCAATTTTACGGGCTCATTTACAGTGGGATCTGGTCTAAGTTTTTATGGAAGTCAATATTTTTCGAACATATTTGTGCCCAGCATACCACTTTCTACACAATATGGCGATGTGTATGATTTCAAATTTTCGTACACTATTCAGATCGTTATAAATGGGGCAGCTAAAATAGACGATTTTTATGCGGGAATTTACACGAATATTCCGAAGATAACTCCTGCGGTGAACTGTGTTTTTACACCTCAACCGAGTAGCGTTGTTTATCAGGATTATTCGTTGGGTGCCACCGTAAATTGAATTTATACACTGCATCCACCATTTCCGATTTTAATATGATATTTTCTGGGATGGATGTCAAGTCAAACTCGTATTCGTCAATACGATTGAGACACCAATAACATATACCTTCAAATACTTTGCATAATTCAATCGCTTCCTCGATTTTTCTCTCGGTAAACATGAATGCAATTGATGAATTGTATCTGGATAAATAGACAAACGGATCAAAAACAAACTCTGGATGAGAAATAAAGACCGAGTTCATATCTACCTGAGTGAAATCACTCACATTGAAACCATTCTCTTGGAAAATGCGACAAAAATGTTTGAAATGCGGCAATAAAAAATGGTACACTTCTATTATTGTACGATTAGGACCGTTTTGCGTATCGCATTCAAATTGCCTTTCAACGATGTACCTGTAGAACTGCTGTATTTTTTCTATCAAGGTTTTGTCCAGCATGTAGCTAGTCCTTTTTTCAGAACTATTATCGTCGTTCCAAAGAAGGTTTCTAAGTTTTTCATGAGTATTGTTGTGTATCTCCTCCTGGTTTTTAATCGTATCGTGTAATTGTTGAATTTCTTCGCGCGTATCATGATATTTCATGCAATGAAATAGTTGACTATGGAAAAAATGGCGCATTTTTTCCTCCAATTTCAAGCTAGGATTTACATTCTCTCTACCTGAAGCAGTAACATATTCTAATTCTTGACTTAATGTTGCCTCCTGTATATCGGTTAATTTTTCCTCTTGATAACTGCCCCCGCGTACATTATCGGTGCCGTATTTTGCCATGTATTTTTTTACGGTTTTATCGACATCGAACTCGTCGACATTCCAAAGAGTTTCAATGATTTCGATCGGACCATGTTTTTTCACAAAGGGGAACAGAAATACACATTCGATAAAAATTTTCGCGCGAACCGTTGTGTCAGTATAACAAACAAAATATTTTTTGTTCTCTAGTGAAATAACATGCAGATTTTTATTCATTATATATTAAATGTCGTGCAATTCTATAAATAATTTTACAAATAAATTATTTATGTCTGTTTTTCGTTAGGACCGGTTTTATGAAACCGACGATGCGATTCGGGGCGTTGGCATGGACATCCATTCTTTGTGGACATTCCACAAATATATGAAAAGGTTCCGTTCTCGCGTTTTTTTTTGTTACGCCGCCACTCGGTCGAAGCCTCGTTAAAATCGATGTTGACCTCATATATTTGTTCCATAGTATAATTAATTGTTCGGTTCGTTTTATATTTGTTTTCTTAATGTTTTGCCATGTTCAAAGAAGTTATTGCGGGGAATTCGTTGACCATATTGACAAAGGAACTCTTTGCGGGATTATTGATAGCATTAAACAGGTTTTGAGAATTCACTTTTGCTGCCGCGGGATTCGGTGCAAACTGTCTTGGATCACCGCTTGCTTTCAAAATGAGATTGCCCACATCGTGAACCGCGCCACCCGTGACATCTAGACCAAATTTTGTCGTATCTACAATAATATCTGTCGTGGTATTCACCGTATATCCCAGCGTAAATCCGAAAAAGGCCAAGACCTTGTAGATAATAGATAAAATACCCGATAAAAGTGCCTTGAAAATATTACCAAATATTGTATAAAGACTTATACCTAAAATGGCTAAAATAATGATAATTAATAAGAAAATTATGATGAAACTTTTAAAAAAGGACATGTCTACGCCATTTGATTTAGAATCTGACATGTGGATTATATAATTACAAGACACTTTTTATTTTTCGTTCGTTTGTAATATATCTTTATTTTGTGTACTATATAATAATTACATGGCATCATTTAATTTTTTGGAAACCTTTTTTTTCTTGAGTTTAGGAATAACCTTTGTATTAATTCTTTTACTGGTGTATCACTTTAAACAGCGTTTAACCAATTTGGAACAAAAAAACGAATCATTGTTTGAACTTCTTCAAATGTTTATAAAAGAAACCAATATGATCAAAGGTAATGTGTCTCATTTATACGACCACATTCACATGAAACAGTCGGCCATGAGTTTTCCTTCGCAGAACATCGCAGCAGAATTTGTGATCAATGGCAACATGAATGCTGCTGCGCCGGTATACGCACCGGCTTCCGACTGTCAAGTATTAGACGACGAGGATGATGATGATGAGGAGGATGACGACGAGGATGATGACGAGGACGATGAGGACGATGATGAGGACAATGACGACGAGGATGACGACGAGTTCTGCGACCTCCGCCGCGGACCCGATGATGTAGCTACTGTCTACAAAAAAATAGTGGTAGAGGATGATGTGCCATTGGACAGTGCTGTTGGAGATATCAAGGTAATAAATATGGAGGAAACGACCGCCTTGCAGCCCGTCGAAAAACAGGCTTTTGATGAGGTTGAAAAAATATCTTCAAACGAATCTGTTGAACCAAGTGTATCGAATGATGCTCTGGAAATTTACAAAAAAATGAATATCAATGCTCTCAAGGCAGAGGTAGTTTCCAAGGGATTGTGCACCGACACCGGTAAACTCAAAAAGGCGGACATGTTGAAACTTTTAGAGAAATACCACAAGGAACAATGAACCGGGTTGTATCTTGTTTCATAATTCTGTACAAATGCATATAAAACTAATAACAGGTATTGTATATAATGAGATATCAGAACATAATAGCCACAATAAAGGGCATGTTATTCAAAGATACCCCAAAGCATGTTGGTAGATGGAGAATAGAGAGTTGTCATACAAAAATGGATCATAAAATAGATCTGTCAAACGAAGACCATTGTGGTCCCTGTGGTCAATACGCCCTGAATAAAATAGATACAATCCCCCATAAAAATACGGTTGTTTCTTTAGATAAATCTTCAAGGGTATAAATGGTCTGTGTTTGAAATGAAGAATGACTACAAAATGTGTAAAAAATTATGTAATTATTAATATAATGAAGGGAGCCATTATATTAATAAATGTATTTATTGTGGTACTTGTGCTTATAATTGTTGCAAATATCGTGGGTCCTTATATTAAAAAACGCCGTTACCCCTTCATAGAGGGGATGGAACCCAAAAAACAGAAATTAGATTTAGGTAACATATTGTGCTCTTATTATCACCGACTGTTGCTGTCTATTCTAAAACAGGAGGATTTCAATTTAAATATATTTGATATCATTGATTTTCAATTGAAATGGCGAGGTATTCAGGAGGCCTTGCCCGGCTTGGAGCGTACCGATTTATTGGCTTACGAAAACGGCGAATTCATTCAACAGTTGCCTCTGAAAATTCCGTTTGAGACTACCAAGCCCCTCTATTTTAAGCTTAAAAAGAGCGGAATTACCCTGGAAAGATTGCAACAGTCCCATTATGGCGATGAATTCACCTGGAGAGTGAATGATGCACTTGATGAACAAATGCACACCATCATGAAACCTTTTATGCATAAAATTATAGACGATGCATTAGTGCGAACAGATAGTGTAAAAACGGTGGGTGTACCAGTCATTCATTTCCGTTGTGCCGACACGCCTTTTGTCCGCAATCCGGACTACGCTCTCCAAAAACACTGTTTTTTTCAGAGAGCATTGGAGGATATCCAGAGAAAATTACAGCAGGAATTCAAGGAGGTGATTATTTTGTCCTTTATCAATCATCGTGCCGACGAGAACCAGGCAAATGCGTGCACCAAATATGTGAGTTTTTTGAAAAAATATTTAGAAGATTTACAGTATCGTGTGGATATTCAGAGTGAATCGTCGTTGGAGGATTTTTCGGCCATTTTTTATGCCCCCGCATCCATTTCCACCAGCAGCTCCTTTTCTTTTATGGCTGGATTCTTTGGAAAGGGTATATTTATTTCTACCACCAACGGATTCTTTGACGGTAAACAGGAACGATGTTTAGACTGTGGAGGTTGGGTTTACAAAGGGTATAATTTAAGACATACAGATGTAGAGGATTATTTGGATACAGATGCGGTGCTGAAAAAATTACAGGATTGCATTAATTAAATGAGTCAACGAATGTCCCTAATAATATATTTGTTATAATATATAAAATGTCTTTTCAAGCAGACAGTCAATACACATCTTATGCAAGTGATGATAATACGAATTATACACAGTTGCCGTTTCACTATTTGGAAACGAAACCAGTCATGTTTCCTAAGGATCAATCGAACGCTGCGCAACCCAAATCATTTTGGCAGCCGGGGTCCACCGCTAACGAGAAATTGTTGGACGCTTTTAATATTCGCAGTAACCTCGATTATCGTAAATACATGATGAATAACGCAGAAAATGTTCGTGATTACAACATGAAGGAATACAAGACGCAATTTTCTAAAACTTCGTAATTCAGCCTTCGCCTTATGTTCCACTTCTTCTGGAATATAAGGCAAAGGTGTAAATAAACATTGTATAAATCCCATATAAATATATAGTCTTAGTAGGTGCATATATTTATGACCAAAATCGTCAGTATTGATGTAGGAATCAAAAATTTGGCCTACTGTATTTTTGAAAAATCCGCAGGTTCTCCGCTTACTATCACAGATTGGAACAGCATCAATTTGATTCAAACAGAGAACAATGCTTCGGATTATAAATGCAACGCCACCCTCGAAAAGTCAAAAAAGGGAAAGGAATGCATTTGTAACAAAAAGGCCAAGTATCATTTTACCAAAGAGGGAGAACCCACACTGTATTATTGTGAAAAACACGCGAAATCCAGCAAAAAACCCCTTTTTACGAAGGAATGTTCTCCGACCTACCTCAAAAAACAAAAGGTGGATCTGTTAACTGCGATCATAACAAATCTGAACCTATCGGTCCTGTCGCAAGATAAAAAACCGCAACTGTTGGAAAAGATATCCGCACACTATGACCTGGTTACACTGAAACCCATTGTTGTGAAAAAAACGAGCGCAAACGATGTGAGTCTGATTGACATTGGTAAAAGCATCAAAAGAGAACTCAACAATATTCCTGAAATGGCTACGGTAACTCATGCAGTTATAGAGAACCAAATATCCCCCATTGCTACACGAATGAAAACGATTCAGGGACTTTTAGCGCAATATTTTATTATGAGAAATGATGACATCATAATCGAATTTATTTCCTCTTCGAATAAATTACGCAATGTAGTGGTTGAACCCACAGAGAACCTACAAACTGCCTCGCAAAAGTATAAGCAACACAAGGTCGATTCTGTAATTTATACCAAGCAACTGTTGGAGAAAACCGGCGAATTCAAAAAATGGTTGCCGATTCTGGATACCTCAAAAAAGGACGATTTGGCAGACTGTTTTTTACAAGGAATGTGGTACATCCATAAACATCCATAAATGCCAATATTATATTATTATTTGCGGAGAACTTAAATATAAAAATTATATAATATTTATATTAAAATTCGGATATGGAAACACTCGATTTGAAATTAGACGATTTAGACCCAATCAATATCGATTTTGGCGAACCAAAATCCAACAGTAAAAGTATGAATTTTGGGTCGGGCATTGAATTATTAATGAATGATAAGGTGAAAAGTTCGACATCTTCTACGGTCATTGATATGAATGATTTAGATGATTTAGAAACAGAATTGAATGATTTGTCTTCCGGTTTGAACGGTGGCGCACCCGCACCCGCACGCCACGGCGACAGTAAAACGGTGAGCAGCGGGTTCTCCAATTTTTTCGGATTTGGTGCTCAAAAGAACCAAGAGAACATTAAAATTGTTACGGAGGAAAATACCTCGAATTCAAATGTAGGTTCGGCTACGGTGGATTCCATGGGAAATACGAAGACCTGGGATGGGTTCACCAAGATGAACGATGTGCCTTCCAACAAGACCTATGTTTCTTCCAATTTGAGTGAGCGTGAAAAGAGACGAAAGAAGCGCGCAATGCTCAGTTCGTTGAATGATTGGTACGAGAAGGGCATCATCAAAAACATTTCGCATTTTACCATGGAGTCGAGTTATGAGGAAATTGAGGATGAGTATGAGGGCGCGTTGGAAGATAAGCGCAAGCGAGATGCGGTGAAACTTCAACAGAACTGGTTGATCACGGCGATCAACACCATTGAGTACGGTAACGCCATGTTCAATCCGTTTGATATTTCGTTGGACGGTTGGGGTGAATCGGTAAGTGAGGATATCGACAGTTACGGAGAGATTTTCGAGCAATTGCACGAAAAATACAAGGGTGGAAAGATGAGCCCCGAATTGGCGCTTTTGATGAAATTGGGATTCAGCGCCAGTGTGGTTCACTTCACCAACAAGACCTTGTCCACGGCTGCCCCGGGTTACGCGGATGTCATGCGTCAAAACCCGGAGCTCATGCGCATGTTTACGAATGCGACGGTCGATGTCATGAAACAGAGCTCGCCCGGTATGTCGTTTGCTAGCGATCTCATGAACAACGCCAAGCCCGGACCGATGACGGGATTTCCGCCGGCGCCGGTAGAGACACGTAACCAACCCGCTCCTCCCGCGAGTTCGAGACCTGGTATGCAGTTCACTCAAATGCCTTCCAACCGCCCCGACATGGCGATGGCCGCGGCCGGTCGTGGCGTGATGTTCCAAGAACAGGGTGTAGTTATGGGACAGGGATACCAAGATGTGGGACAGGAGCGTTCCATGCGTCCTGAACCGTTCGCAATGCCCCCCGCAGCCGCGGTACCCGCCCCCCAACAACGTGTGGAAATGAATGGTCCTAAGATTACAGATATTGACAGCATCCTGTCTGGCTTAAAAACCAAGACGATCAATATTCACGAGCAGCAGCCGCAGAACAACCAAGTGTCGATGACGGCTCAACAACAGTCAACGGCGCGAACCAACATGACACCGACCTATATGGAGGAGGATTCTATGGTGAGCATTTCGAGTTTGAAGGATATGCAGGGGTCCATGATGCCAAAAAGATCGAACCGCCGTAAGCAGCGCTCAGATAAGAATGTGATTTCTTTGGACATTTGAAGATCATGTATCTAAAAAAACATAAGGAACAATAGAATAACCTTGTGATTTACGAATATCTTCTAATGCAGCTTCGTCCATAGCAGACTTTGCCTTCAAAAGTGCCCTTGCAATGCTTTCATTGAATACCTTTTGCATATTGTCACTCGTCGTGTTACTTATGTACACTTTTTGTGCTACATCTGGTATTTCAGAAGTGCTAAGTAAGTTTGGATGCGAATAAAATAAGTTTTTATCGTTAAATTTAACCACTTTAGTTTGGTCTTTTACCTTGAAATTTTCTTCGCTTTTATTTTTGGTTGGTACAACACGATTACAGGTATTACCCATAATAATATAAAAAGAATATTTTAAATAGTATTGTAATACTATTTAAAGCTCAGAATATTATAATTTTTATAATGGAAAAACTTACACCAAATGATCAAAAAGTATTGCAAAACATACTACAATATTATACCGAATACCGTAAAACTCATTTTGATGATACTATTGGAATTGACATTGAGAATAAGAAACGACAAAAAAAGCAACAGGAAATTGATGAAGAAGTCAACAAATTTGAAAATATAAAAAAAACGGAGGAATATGTGCTGTTAAATGATGAGAAGTGCAAGATAAATAAGCAAATTCAAATTTACGAAGACACTGTTTATGAAATTCGCAATACATACGAAGAATACAAACACTATGAAGATATACTGGATGATACCGAAGAAGTTAAAAACATTTGCGACAAAATGGAAACATTATACGATATGATTGAAACAATCGAACATAAACAGCTTAATGTAATAAAGGACAATGGTATAGATACAGATCTGTTAGAAAACAGTAATATCAAAATACACCTGTGAAGCGGATATACAAATGATTACTTGGACCCATCCCCATCGTTTATTCGTACCGAGTCACATTATAAAGATTCAACAGGTTCGGGTAATGTTCCTTGACAATCTTCAACATGTGTTCTGGTTTCAACAGGTGATCCTTTTTGAGGATTTCGGCGCAGACAACAATAAAGTCTTTGGAATTGGAGATAATATCTGCCGCAGCATCATTCGCCAACAAAAGCAAATTGTTGACTTCTTGATCGATCAAAAACTTGGATTGGTCGCTCAGATCCGGATAAATATTTTGTTTTCCCATTCCGTATTGTAAGATCATATTTTGTGCCAGTTTGTACGCCTCGTCCAAGTCCTTTCTCGCACCCGTAGTAACCGAATACCCAAAAAACAGCTCCTCAGCAATGCGTCCACCCAACAGCACCACCAGATGTGAAAACAGACCATCTTTAGTGTAAATATTCACATTCTCGTCGTTGCTTTCAAACAGCGTGAAACCGGGCGACTTGGGCGACCAAAGATTCAAAGAGATCTTGGTCAATTTCGGATGAAATTCGGAGAAAAATCCGGTAACCGCATGACCCATTTCGTGAATTGCGATGCGCTGGATAATATCGTCACTGTATTTGCTTTCAGTCGACTGCCAACCCGAAAGAATACGGTTGATAATATATTCCAGATCCTCTTGATTAATAATTTCGCGACTTTCGCGCAGAGCACGCAACATGGCCTCGTTCAAGAGGTTCTCAATTTGGGCACCGGAAAACCCGCCTGTCATTTCCACCAGCGAGTCCATGGAAATTGAACGATCAATCGGCTTCCCCATGGAATGAATACGCAGAATAGCCTTGCGAGTTTCGCTGTCGGGGTTGCCAATGAAAATGTTCTTATCCATTCTGCCGGGGCGAATGAGGGCCGCGTCCAAAAGATCCATACGATTGGTGGCTCCAATGACAAATACGCCGTTGGAATGTTTGAAACCGTCCAAACTAATCAACAGTTGGTTCAGGGTTTGATCCTTTTCGGAGTTGGAACTGACCGCGTCATTGCCACGCTTACGGGCCACGGCATCAATCTCGTCAATAAAAATAATGCAAGGGCGATTTTCTTCGGCGAGTTTGAAGAGTTCACGGACACGCAAAGCACCCACCCCCACATACTTTTCGGAAAACTCACTACCTGACACAGGAATGAAGGAAACATTGAGTTCGCCACTGAATCCCTTGGCCATCAGCGTCTTACCGTTGCCGGGAGGGCCCTCGAAAATCATACCTTTGGGTGTACGAACATTGTACTTGCGGTACTTCTCGTAATTGATGAGAATATCGGCACTCTGCAAAAGCTCTTCCTTGATCTTGTCGTAGCCACCTACATCCTGAAAGGTGTAATCGGAATTTTTTAGAATTTGAAAAGGACAGTCCGCGTTACTTGGTTCGTCACCTGTTGCGGGTCGCCCTCCTCGAGGCGAAGACCCAAACATCTTAGGATGGCGATAACGAAAAATGCCGGAAGGATCCATATACCCGTACTCTGAACCACGCTTTTGGTTCTGCGGATCTACTGGGTGATCCGGATTTGGACCAAAGATGGCTTCACTATTTTCGCGACCGATCACATTCTTGAAATCGTCAAAGCTATTGATGATTATCTCGCCATCTTGAGGTTCGCCCTTGCCTTCGTCATCCTGTTGAGTAATAATTTTGGAAATTTCGTTGTTGATATCTTCAAATATCTTGGTAATGTTACGAGGTTGACCGGGATTGGTAAAATTGCTTGTATATTTGTTCAGAAAGGGAGAGTACCTACGATTTTTGAGATAAAATAATTGCTCCAATTTTTCGATATTTTTTTGGTCTAAATGACCGTAGTCGAAATTGAACCTAGATTTTCTCATATAACTGAATCCTTCCGTGACCGACAGACCAAACAAGCACCAAAATATTAGTTGCATTATTACTGTTTTAACGACTGTATTGTTTATATGATTTTATAACTATTATAAAATCATTTATTTTTCAAAGGTTTAATCCATGTATTTCGGGTCCGTCAAGTCAATGTCGGTTTTCTTGGATTTTCTGCTTTTCTTGGTCTTGCCCCCTTTCTTGGATTTCTGAGACTTTTTGGATTTCTTTCCGGTCTTGTTCTTCTTGCCACCCCCACCGGTATCGTCATCTTCGTCCACACCGCCAGCAGTAGCAGCAGGAACGGGAAGTTCTACTTCCTCGTCCATATCATCGCCACCCTTCTTATCATCCACCTCTGACATGCTGCTACAATCGCCTCCCTTTTTGCCCAATTTGGCGCCCTTCTTCCAGGACTTGCTGGCCGCCTTCAAAGCATCCTTCAATAACACGGAGGAATCCTTCTTTTTCATTTCGTCATATACTTTCTTAACATGTGTTCTCCACTCACTCATTTATATAAATATATAATAAACGCAGAAAAAAAGGCTAAATGTTTTACAGTTAAGACAATACAACACAACAAATGTCTACGAAAGATTAAAGGGGGACGACGCGTGAGTGGCTCGCCCACGGAATTGCCGGGGGTGACTGCGCGCGAGGAGTGCTTGAACCATCTGAAAATGAGAATTCAACTGTAGTAACATTGGCAAATCCACTCTCGACGCGAGACAAAACTCTCTGTGCCGCACTCAAAATGCCCGCGAACTGTCTTGGAGATTGGGGACGAGGCTTCGTCTTCGGGGAGAGGATGGGACACGGATTATCGTCAAACCGTGTGGGAGCCGGTTGCGGGTTTTGCGCAAGCCACCAGGAAATGTATATTTTTAAACCGCGATTTGGGGTCAATGTTTTATTGGTTATCGTTTCACCGGTAAGAGGCAGAGTGTTATGACTTGCGAACCACCGTTCAATCGCCACCTTTTCGTAGCTATCGCCGTTTTGCACCACCACAGGTTCTTTCATAATTTCCATGGTGATCGGGCACACAATATGACTAGGTGGGCCACGAATTGGAGTGGCAGTTTCCATTATATGGATAAATCTTTGGATGCTTTGACTACATGTGTTATAATTTCACCGAAAAAAATCAATTTTTGCATTAACTTTCCCATAAAGATATAAAGATTTGTTCATAATAAATACTACACATGTTTGGCGTGTTTGATTACATGAAGACATGGTTAATTACATATGGTCTTGGCATCGGTTTCTCCTGTATGAATGTGTATTCAAATGCATATATTTATATCAGAAAAATTGCGAAAAAATGTTACGATGAAAACGATAGCGTGAGAAAATATACGGATGCGGTAATGAATTTCGTATATATTGTGCGTAATCGAATTCAAACCTATAAAACCGAACCATTTTATGATGTGTGGTTCTCAATTGCCTACATGCAAAGAGACGAATACCGAGACAATTACATGAATTTGAATACCAAAGAATTTGTCTATTTCCCCCTACTGGATTATCTGTGTTTGAGTACAGTACGACGCTTTATCGAATCCGATAGTCCCGAATCTGTGAATAGCGTGAAAGAGTTGTTCAAAATAATTTATGTTCGTTTGAATAGTTTGCCTTTTCGCGCTCGCTGCGATTACTACACCGACTATCTGATTTTATTCAAATGTCCGAGCAAATACATCTGTCGTATCGGGACATTTGATCGCGAATTTGATCCTTCCAAAGATTCGGACGATATTACATTGAATCGTACCAAAAAACCCTTTCTCTGTGTGGAATATTTTCATCCCAACATGGAAAAAAATATCTATCTAGATATCGATGCAGGATTTTTTGTGGAAAATAATGAACTGTTGTCTCCAATGTTTGTGCACAGATGTTTAGTGTACCAAAAGGAATCCTACATCTATGATTCGGACTACAAGATCCATATTTTAGATAATATGATGAAAACGACGAGTTTAGATCGGAATTCTTATATATTGATAACTAAATACGGTTACGAAATCAAACCCATGTCGTAAAATATTAGCCGTATAATTCTCGCATCTCGCTGTAGGTCATTTGACGACCCGTTTTTTCTCTGAATTCAGTGATGCCTTGGGCCACCATATTTGCACACTGTTGGGCAGCTGCATTGGGATTGGAATTGGTGTTTGTTTGTACAATTTCGGCAGCCTTTTGTTCCCCCTCCTTTTCCAATTTCTCCTTCAAAGCCTTTACAGTCGGATCCATGTCGAGTTATTGTTGTAATAATATAATATTTATGTAAAATATTTCAATTTTATACAAAATAAGCGCAGAATATAATAAGCGTATAATATATATGGTGGAAATCAAGATAGGGAAAGGTTTGACCGAACTGGGTGAACATTTTGTGGATTTATTTTGGGGGATGGGATATTTCGGATGGCAATTGTCCACCGTCTATGCTCTCTATGTTTCTTTTATTTTTTCGTGGGTTTATTTTATAGTTTTTGTGCTCGTTTTTGCCCTTTCTGGTTGGGTCAATCATGCCGTCTTGAAGAACTACATTGATGATCCCCGTCCTTCAGATTCGACACCCTTTTTATCCTCGGAACATTTTAGAAAGCGCGTGAACGGTATGCCGTCAGGACATGCCCAGCAGACCGCATTCTCCTTGACTTTTGCGTATTTGTTGACGGGCCGCAGATTTTACGAGTCGTGGACGCTATTTTTGATCACTATTCTTCAGAGATATGTCTTCAAGAATCACACAGCTCAACAATTATTGGTAGGTAGCGTGTTAGGATTCATGGTTGCATATTCGACCGTGTATCTCTTGAATAAATGGAAAGAGCATAAAAACCGCGACAAAGTGATTAAGGACTAATTAAAATAAAAATAAACGACATAAAGCTCTGACGCAGTATAATATACGGGAATATAAATGGATACCGAGAGTACTCCGACCCAAAACCACCCTTTGATTGGTAAATGGGATTTATATTACCATTTACCACACGATAAAAATTGGGACCTTAATAGTTACAAAACAATCATGAAAGATATTGATATTGTAGAAAAAGTCGTGGCTTTGAATGAGTCAATACCGGAATCTATCGTAAAATATTCCATGTTGTTTATTATGCGAAAGGGCATTACACCTCAATGGGAGGATCCCAAAAACCGCAATGGTGGCGCATTCTCTTTCAAGGTCGTTAATAAACAGGTGTACGAGGTTTGGAAAATATTGTTCGCGGCATTGTGTGGCGAATCATTATTTATAGAAAACGAAATAAATAAATCGGTAACCGGTATTACGGTATCTCCCAAAAAGAACTTTTGTATTTTGAAAATATGGCTGGATAACTGTGAATATAAAGACCCCAACATGTTGATTACCATTCCTAATTTGCAAAAACATGGTTGTATATTCAAAAAACACGAACCTGAATTCTAGATCTATAAAAATATAAAAAATAAATCTTATATTTTTATTCCCTTACGATAGATGTCGTGTCTCTGGAACTCCCAATATCATATCAAAACAGTAGAAAACTTTTTGAATAAAGAATGCCGGAAAATTTTTATCTATTAATTCATCTGGATTGATGGTGCCAAACCATATGGATACAAAGAACGGAAAATGACAAAGAGCATCTTTAATATCATTTTCAAAATCATAAAATGAATAATTTACACCATTTTCAACCAATTTAATATAATAATAATGTTTGAAAATGGGATATACAATTTTAATTTTATCAATGTCAAAACTCTCGATGATAAAAAAAATCAAATCTTGTACACCCTTGCCATTGGCTACATATTGCCAGTCTAAAAAATATGGTTCAAAATTCTTGTTAATATCGTAAAAGATATTTGGTGATTTAATATCGCCGTGAATAATGGTAAGATTATTAGTGGATAGTCTATCTTGAATTAGATTAAAATTAGAAGCGATGTTTTGGGCCAATAAAATTTGTTTTTCGGTTAGAATGTTTTTCCAGTTATCTTTGAACTTGTGTAGATTTTCGTTAATAAAATCTTTCCATTTGGGAAAAAACAACGGGTCGTTATGTTTTTTGATATCAGGATATAAATTTGTAAGGTTTTTGTTCCAAAATTTAGAGTGCAGTTTTGCCATATTTTCAATGATCTTTAATGATACTTCAACACTAACCGTATTCAAATTTAAATTGATTTCGAAATTTTTAGAATATAGATTTTCCATAAGTATTCCGATAGTATCCAGATTATCATCTTTAATCAGACCGAGAAATTTGGGAAATTTGACATTGACATTGCTAGAAATTTTATCATAAAAATAATTCTCTCTCTCGTACAGTCCTAGATTTTTTGCCATCAATGACAATTTAGTTTCATTTTTATTCTCAAGTTTTAAAACGCAATTAAACACATCGTCCTCTGTAAAGATTTGTAGTTTTAATACATCTGAAATGAATCCACCTTTTAATTTTTCGTCATCGATAACTATATCTATTATATCAAGATTTATCGAATTTTTAATAAATTTTTTGATATTAACACTAGTAAGATCATTATATATTTTTAAAGAATCAATGTCAATATCAACAAAATTATCGATAGCCAAATTAGCACCATATAGCTGTAAATCTTTTTCATTATAATTAGTTGTAATACCAACAATGCATAAAGGATTTGATAATCTTGCACTTAATAGTCCCGATTTGGAGTCTTCAAATATAATAGTTTTATTTGACTTTACATTATATTTTTGCATAGCTTCAATATAAGGATCTGCAAAGGGTTTCGGTTTTTTACATTCACTTCCAACTATTATAAAATCAATAAACGGTGAAATAGAACAATAGGAAACAATTTTTTCGGCAGTATCTCTATTGCAGTTAGTAACAATACTGCACGAATATCCCAAATGTTTAAGTTTTTTGAAAAAATCACACACTCCCTCGATAATAACGATTTCTGATAAATGTTGAGCGAATAATTCGTCCTTTAACTGTGATATTTTGGAAATATCAACATTTGGTAATAATTTATTTAAAACATCACTATCACTGTTACCATGAATGTATTTATAAAATAATTCCGAAGTTAAATCTATATTATAGGAGTTCAATATCTTTTTCCAAACATGAAGATAAATGCTATCAGTATTAACTAGCGTCCCATCTAAATCGAATAGAAATACATACGAATAATCAATGAAATCTGCAACCTCTTTTGGTGTACCTAACGAAAAAACGGTATTTTCTTCAAGTTCATAACCGTAAAAATCGCATTCCTTGATCATTTCTGAAATTACACAGGATGTGTAGGGTTCTCCATTAAAGGTAATGTTGTTCTTTAAAACAAATTCACAGTAGGTTTCTAATTGAACAATATCTTTAAATAAATATGCCCCTGTATTTGCATTTGATGATATTTTGATTTTCTCTTTGATTTCTAAAATCTTGTTGTTTTCGTCCAAAGAGATATACGAATAAATCGGTTTTTCATTATCATTCTTCTTATAAAATACAACATTATTATTAGTATTCGTACATATTTTTAGTATATCGGTCGTGTAAAATGTATCGCAGTCCAATAGTAATGTTTTTTTATTATTATTCATATTTTTTATACTACACAATGAATTATAAATTGTTTCAACTGCTCCAGAAGTTTGGTAATTTATCGGTATTAAAACTATATTTGGATATTTACACTGGATAATTTTTGAAAAATCGTGTTTATCAAGTTCTGTATGGTAAACAATAAAAATTTGATTATCATTAGTGATACTCAAATTATCCAATAAATAAAATATCATTTCCTTGTTCAAAATTTTAATCAGTGGTTTAGGACTTGTAAAACCCTCTTTATTGAATCTATCTCCTTTACCTCCTAATGGTATAATAATATTCATTACTAATAATATTATTATTTCTTTAATTAAAGATTTCTTCAATTACATATATAGAATAATATTGACCTGTTATACTAATGGATAATCACATTACTATTAATGATACGCTAGTTCATCGCTATGAAAATGTAGTAAGCTATAAATATGTATTGTGTGCTCCAAAGTTACAGGTTGAAACCAAGGATTTACCAGATACAGATCAGCCTAATTATTATTTTGTCTTTGACTGTCCAGGAGAAGATGCCATTGGTCATTGGGTTTACGAATCATTCATGTTCCATTCTCTTTATTCTGAACTAAAAAAACAGTACCCCACACTACAGATTGTGTCTTCGAATAGAAAAAAATATGTGAAGATATTGTTACGATTTTTTGATTTGGATGACAACATCATCTATGAGGTAGATAGTACCAAAAAAAATGTGTGCTTCTTCCCCCCTATCACATCCTTGAATGAACTGCTGCATCACGATATTTTTATGCGATATTTGGATATATATACCGGCTCAATCCGATCTAAATTTATAACATTTCCCAAAAAGAATGCCTGTCTTTTTTTACCAAGAAACACTGTAGATAATTATGCTGCAAATGATCGCACAATTCCACACACAGATACGATTCGTAAAAATGTGGTAGAAATCGGGGGAACCGTACTGAATACCTACGAACTGAATAACATCGATTATCAATTTAATATTGTCAATAATAGTGATGTTATCATTCTAGATTACGGTAGTTCCTTTTTTTTCAACACTATTTTTCTGGAGGGTAAAAAAATATTACTGTTGTGCGATAAAGGTATTCCATGTTTTTATGAATATATGCGATTTGATGCTTGTCGAATTATTTTTGAATTCGTTCAGAAAAGAAATACTATCATATTAATCGATTTAACGGATCCGAATTTTTCGTTTGATACTATTCAAAAAGATATCAGTGTATGAGCGCTTCCAAATTCTGTAAAACAAATGAATTTTCCTTTATGTGACAAATCGTATCCGATAATTCATAATTTAAACATCCTTCGTCGTCTGTATACTTTTCGTAGGGATCGAAATAAATATAATTGTATTCTGAACATTTTTGCTGTATCAATTTATTCATTTTTTGCGTGTATCTTACGCGCGAAGTATCTGATCCCAAAATTGGGAATTCGTGAGTAATCGGTTCGTGGACTTCTTCGAATTTCGCCTTATTCATTGGCGGAACAATTGCGCAAACAATGACTTTTTTACAAACGATGATATTGTTTTTCATGGTATTGAAATAACCATTCACCAATTCGGCAATTATTGTGTCTTCTTCTCTGCTTAGTTCGATCTGTCGTTGAATATGACAACGGCAATCCACCTCGCCATAACAAATGATAATGATGCTGTCGGTATTATGCATTCTGTTATCAAATCTTATTATCATGTTGTCCCTACCAATTCGATGCATGGTGATAGAATTTTCATGGTAATTATAACAGTTTAAATTTTTAAAATTGTAATTCGCATGACTATCACCATATACGAAAATATTAGACATAATAATATATAATATTTTTGATTATATTTATATTTGTATTCAATATAAATATTTATCTTTTATTTCTTCGTTGGTCTACGCCTTCTTCCTGCCTCCTGGCTAGATCCTCACCTCCTTGGAAATATTGAAATTAAAATTCTGTACCTCGCTCTTACTCGGTATATCTATGACAGGGATCGAATCATTCACAGCAGGATTCTTCTTTTCGGTATTCTCCATATATGAAAATTGGTGGGGTTTGTTTTCCGTTTTCACGGGTTCCTGTCTATCATAAATATACGGGTACTTTTGTTTTAAGGATTCGGGCGTTTCGTACTGCGTGTTAACAGACGAATTGAACAAATTGATCAATGTCTCTTCGTAGGATTTCATAAACTGCTTCGGCTCCATCAGTTGCGCAAACCCCTTATGGATGGTATTTTTGTATTCATTTACCTTGTTTACATCATTACACAGTTCCTTTACTTTGGCAACATACTCATCCTCACTGTATGTAATCAATTCAGGAAATCCGGAATGCGTCAAAAACGAAGCGGTAACATTGTGTATGTGATAATCCACATTATAAATGGTGACAATCGGCACCGAATTGTAAAGTGCATGACAGGAGGTAGTGGTACCCGAATAAGGGAAGGTGTCCAATAAGATGTCAATTTCTTTGAACAAATTGATGTAATC